TGGTAGAATTTTCCTGAGAAGTGGTGTTGTTAATAGTTCTAATGACACATATTCTCAAAATTATATTTTTGATGATTTATCTCAAGAATTTAATGGCACTAAAAAAGATTTTACTTTGAAGGCAAATGGTTCCAACATAACTGGAATTGCAACTGAAAGTGCTATTATCCTTGTCAATGATACTTTTCAATCTCCTGGTGGAATTACCGGTGTAATTCCACTTAAAGATCAAACAGAACAATATACATTAGAAGAAAACGCAGGAATCACAACAATTTCATTTGTTGGATCTGCCGTATCGATTACATCTGATGTTAGAACTTCTTCAGTTCCTGTTGGTGGAGTGATTGTTTCTGTTGCATCATCTGAGGGATTTGGTTATCAACCTTTAGTTGCTGCCGGAGGAACTGCAATAGTTTCCGCTGCTGGAACTATTCAATCTATTAGTATAGGTAATAGTGGTTCTGGATATAGAGCAGGAATTCAAACTAATGTAAATGTAGGAGTAGCTACTACCTCTCTCACTGGATCTAATAGAGTAAACATTGGAACCGCCACTATAAGTGGAGGAAATATTGTAAGCATTGCTATAACAAATCCAGGATCTGGTTATTCTTCATCTAATCCTCCTTTGGTTATTATTGATGATCCATTAAGTTACAGTAATATTCCATTAATTTATAGTTCTACATCTGCTGGTGTTGGAACTGGTGCAAAAGTGGATATTGTGGTTGGACAGGGTTCTAGTGTTATTGATTTTTCAATTAAAAATACGGGATTTGGTTATGGAAATAATCAAACATTAACCGTTGCTATTGGAGGCACTATTGGTATTCCAACTGATACAAGTAAAACATTTGAGGAATTTAAAATTGATATTGAAAAAATTGCAAGTGACGAATTTACTGGATGGTCAGTTGGTGAATTGCAAGTTATTGATAATGTTGAGACCTTGGTAGATGGAACTAGAACTAATTTCCCAATCAAAGTTAATAATGTTGTTACTCCAATTGCAGCAGCTAGAGGATCAAAAATAAATGTTCAGGATGTAATTATTGTACTTGTTAATAACATTCTTCAAGTTCCTGGTGAGGGTTACATATTTAATGGTGGTTCTCAAATAGAGTTTACTGAAGCACCTAAAGTTGGTGATAGTATTGAAATTATTTTCTATAGAGGAACTGGTGCTCAAGACGTTGTATTAAGAGAAATTATTGAATCTGTTAAAGAAGGTGACACTTTACAAATTCAAAACAATGATATCTTTACAAGTGAAGAAAAAAGATCAGTTAATTTTGTATCTGGAACTGATGTTGCAGAAACAAATCCTTACTCTGGTCCTGGTAATATTCAAAATACTTCTTTACTTAGACCAGTCGTTTGGTGTAGACAAACTGAAGATAAAATTATCAACGAAAAAGAAGTAGGAAAAGAAAGAGAACTTTATGAACCAATAATTAATCCAACAGCAAATATTATTAAAACAGTTGCAGTGGGGTCAACTCAAATTTATGTTGATACACTTAGACCTCTCTTTAATATTCGTAATGAAATCGTTGAGAAATCAGATCTTACTTTCCAGAATGTAGTCAAATTTATTCCTCAAGAAGATAAAGTTTCTGCAGCAGGAACTGCAATTGTTTCTATTGCTGGAACAATTACTTCAGTTGCAATTTCCACAGGTGGTGTTGGTTATTCGACTGCACAAGTAAGTTTTGGTAGTACAAATGGTGTTGGTATTGGCACAACAACAACTGCCCTTGGTAACGTAATAATTGGCACAGGGGGAACAATCACCGGTGTCGCTATTACAAATCCTGGTCTTGGTTATACGCAAACTAATCCTCCCCTTGTATTATTCAGTCCTCCTACACGAGGAGTTGAAGAAAATGATGTTGATTCATTTAATGGTGACAATGGAGTGATTGTTGGATTTGGTACTACATCTGTTGGAATTGGAACTACTCAGTTTATCTTTGATTTGCATATACCTTTAAATTCTTTCTTAAGAAATGTTGGTTACAACACTGATATTGTTGCTACAGCGGTGACTGCAAGTTCGCTAAGTGCTGGTGATTACTTCATGGTATTTAATTCAAATGTCGGATCTGGTTCAACTTCTATTACCGCACTTGACACCTCTGGCAACACAGTTGGAATTGGAACTTCAAATATCGATAATATATACTTCGTGCAAAGTGCAGAGACTGTTTTCAGACCAACAGGAGTTAATTCTGAAGGTGTAGGAATTGGTACATCACACATTACAAGAGTATTTGTTAATGTTGATAATAACTTCCCCTATGGAACTGGAATTCAAACATCTAATGCATTTGGTGAGTTTAGTTGGGGTAGAATAGATCTCAAATCAAGATCTAAAGTAACTTCTTATAGCGCATTTACCGAAGGTGGAATTGGTGGTATATCTACCTCTACATTCGTTCAAAGGTCTAAATCGTTGAGGTTCAAAAATTATGACATTTGACACTAATAAATAAAGAAAAAACTATGTCCAATGGCTGCAATTATAACTGATCAAATTAGGATATTAAATGCCAAGAATTTTGTTGCAGGCGTAACTACGTCCACAAATGCATATTATTCTTTCATTGGATTGACGAATGCAACTGATTTCAGTTCAACCTGGGATCAAGATCCTCCATCACCAAAAGATAGTTTTGATGAGGAAAATCAATATTGGGATTCAATGGTTGCTCTTAAAAAGATCAACTCATCTGATGTAAGACAAGTTGTAACAAAAAGAAATTGGTCTTCTGGTACAACTTACGATATGTATCGTCACAACTATAGCAGAACAAATACCGCTGCTGTAACTGGTGCCACTAATTTATATGCTGCTTCATATTATGTAATTAATAGTGATTTTAGAGTCTACATATGCATTCAAAATGGAACCACTCCTGATACACCGAATGGTGCTCCATCACTTGACGAACCAACTCATATTGATTTAGAACCAAGAGCAGCTGGAACTAGTGGAGATGGATATCTTTGGAAATATCTTTACTCTATTAAACCTAGTGATATTGTAAAATTTGAAGCAACTGCTTTCATGCCTGTTCCTCTTGATTGGAGCACCAGCACAGAAAATGAACTTGTTAGAGATAATGCAGTAGATGGTTCTATTAAAGTTGCTGTTGTTACAGATAGAGGTGTTGGTGTAGGACCAGTTGGTGCTACACGTTATGCTAATGTTCCAATCAAAGGTGATGGATCTGGTGCTGAATGCACTATTGTTACCACAAATGACCAGAGAGTTGATTCTATTACTATAACAAATCAGGGATCTGGATACACTTATGGTAATGTGGATTTAATTGCAGGTAACGTTCCTACTGGTACAACTAGACCAACATTTGATGTAATTATTTCTCCTCAAGGAGGACATGGTGCAGATATTTACCGAGAATTAGGAGCAACAAATGTTCTCTTATATTCACGAATTGAAAATGATAATGAAAATCCTGATTTTATTACCGGCAATCAGATTGCTAGAGTTGGTCTTGTTGAAAACCCCAGAACAACGTCAAATACACTTTTATCTGCTGATAAGGCAAGTGCAGTTGGTGCTTTAAAATTAGCAGGAGCAGGATATAGTTCTGCTGCATTTACTGCTGATTCATATTTTGTTCAAACTGTCTCTGCAGGATCAACTGCTCAAGGAAGAGTTATTAGTTATAATCAAACAACTGGCGTATTGAAGTATTGGCAAGATAGAACAGTTGCTGGATTTAATACAGTTGGTACTGCTCAAACTTCACCAACTTATGGTTTTGATTTGACAGAGTTTACATCTGCTCCAGGTACTGGAGGTAGTTTAACAATTACTCCAACAGAAGGTGTTGATTTACAAATCGACTCTAACTTTAGCGGTATCCAAACAACAATAAATAGTAGGACATATAATCTTGGTCTTACTTTTACAGATGGTATTGCTCCTGCAGAAGTGAAAAAATATGCAGGAAACATTGTTTATGTTGATAACAGACCATCAATAACAAGGTCATCAAACCAAAAAGAAGATATCAAAATTGTTTTGCAGTTCTAAAGAATTATGCCACAGCAGACGAACCTCAAC